TGCTTTTTCTATTTGTTCTCTAGTGTAACTCATTAGTTTTTAATATTCTTATAAGTATCTGATGCTTTTTCTATACCACCTCTAATTTTCTTAACTGTATCTGATACCGACTTAAGCATATTATTACCTGTGATGTCAAACCAGTTCTCATTGATAGATGATAATTCTATTATAGAAAATATACATAATAAGAAGTTAGTATAGACCGCTGTTGTAGGAAGTGTAAATCCATAATTTAATCCTTTTATTACGTCATTACTAAAAGGAGTAAGTGCATAGTAATCTAGAGGAAATAAAGCTCCGGCAAAAATATAATATCCTGCAGCTTTAAATATATAACCTCTTCTAAGTATTTTTGATTTAAATACTTCTCTGTATTTTTTACCTTCTTGACAGGCAATCTTTTTAAGAGATATTAGTTTAACTATTGTATCTATAAAGATAATTATCATTAATAGAATTGCACATAGTTCTATTGGAGCAAAGAAAGAGAATATAGACAAAATAGCTAGTGTTATTTTTGTTTTCATGGTAAAGGAATCTGAGATTTAACAATCTTTATAATTACATATATTAAAATTATAATCATTACAATACCACCTACTACAGCTAAGAAATTTACCCACCAAGGAATATACTTAATTTTTTCCGGCTTTAATGTTTTAGTTACAACTTTAGTATGATAAACATCATTGCCCTTAATCGTCCTATATATTGTCTGGACTCTAGCTTTAGATGTATATATGTTGTTTTGTAGTTTTGTCTGTAGGCTGATTAACTTACCATCCTTGTCTCTAAGGTCTCCATTTAGTCTAGATATAACATTACCCAATGAGTCACAATAAAGTGTGTCTAATAGAGTTATAGTTTCACCTGGGATTGTTATTGTAGTATCTTTGATTTGTATTACAGTTACTGTACTATCTTTTTGTACACACAATGGACAATACTTTGCAAGTCTTTTTTCAAGAGAACATGAACTAACTAAAATAATTAACAATAAATATAATAAATGTTTCATATATATAATATAATAATTTTAATTAACTTTTGCAAATTAAAATTTTGCTAAATAGTTAAATTACATTTTCTTCCGTATTTATAGGAATAGATGGAACTTCTTCTTCCGTGTAATCAACATTAAAATCATTCTTTAACTTATCAATAAACTCTTGCTTATCTTCAGTTATAAATGTTTCTTCAAGTCCTGTTACCAAGAATTGGTCTTCTATTAATTCGTCATAATAGAATATTACTTTGTCATTGTTGTAAACTATATAGTATCTCATATTAAAGCCCTCCATCTGTTATTGTCCATAATTTTGTTCCTGTTAAATAATTTCTTCCTGCAGTTCCTGCTGCTGAATGTTTTGCTGTGCCAAATGTAATAACTCTACTTGATTGAACTGTTACCCATCCATTATAGATAGCATCTAAATTGGTAGTAGAGAATGTTGCAGGTGTTTTACCTAACATAAAATCTGAAAAGCTTGTTACATTTGCTACGTTCCAAGTTCCTATGTTTTGATTAAATGCAGGTGCAGCATTAAACATATTACTCATATTAGTAACTGCTGCTGTGTTCAAATTCAATGGTTGGTTGAAGTTATTACAATTTTGAAACAAACCCGACATATCAGTAACATTTGCTGTATTTGTAAGTGTTATTGCGCTATTAAGTGCTGTATTACCAATAAACATTTCAGAAATATTAGTAGCTGATGAACAATCAAAATTTAATGGCTTGTTATATACTGGATTATTTTGAAACATTCTATTCATATTCGTAATATTTGCTGTACTCGTAAATATTGGTGCAGTATTAAAACTAACCATAGCAGCAAACATTTGTACTGCGCTACAATTAACACCAGTAGTTGTAAATGTGAGTAAGCTATTAAATGCATTACAACCAAAAAACATACTTTGAAAGTTAGTAACACTTGCTGTGTTAAAAGTTAATGGTTGGTTAAATGCATAAGAAACTAAAAACATACTTGACATATTAGTAACATTTGCTGTACTTGAAAATGTTATTGAACTATTAAATACAGAACAAAATGCAAACATTTGATTCATATTAGTAACTGCTGCTGTGCTAAAATTTATTGCTTGGTTAAAATTAGAACAAGAAGCAAACATTTCACTCATATTAGTAACTAATGCCGTGTTAAATGGTACTGCACCATTAAATACAGAACAACCTTTAAACATACTTGACATATTAGTAACATTCGCTGTGCTTGAAAGTGTTAATGTACTATTAAATGCAAAACAATTAAGAAACATTTGAAACATATTAGTAACTGCTCCTGTATTAAAATTTATTGGCTGATTAAATGCATTACAAGCAAAAAACATATTACTCATATTTGTAACTAATGCTGTATTAAATGTTATTGCACCATTAAATACAGAACAACTACTAAACATACCGCTCATATTAGTTACTGCTGCTGTATTGAATGACAATGCTTGATTAAATAAAGAACAACTACTAAACATACCGGTCATATCATTAACTGCTGCTGTATTCCAAGAATTAATACCGTTAACAGTTGTAAGTGCACTACAACCACTAAACATCTGAAAGAAATTTGTTGTTCCTGTCAAGTCTAATGTTCCTGCAACTGTAGTTAAAGTTAAGTTTGAACAACCATAAAAATAACCATTACTATTTCCTAATCTTAAAGTACCCCAATTTGTAATAGTTCTGATATTAAGTCTACTTCCTGCATAGTTAAACCTAAAGCCTGTAGTTACTCCTGTAACACTTATCACATAATCTCCTGCTACTGCATAAGTGTGAACTCTGTTAGCATAGCTATTTACACTTGTTGCTCCACCATCTCCCCAATCTATCGTTCCTGAGTATGTACCTGCTGCTTCATAAGGTAAAGTTACTGTCTCACTTGAGGCTGTAGTTCTCCAAGTTGATGTAAATGCAGCAGCATAAGTATCTGCTGTAATTGTATTAGATGTAACACTTGAGTTACCTAATGCATTCGTAGCAGTAACAACACAAGTTATGGCTGCTGCTGAGTCTGCTGAAACTAAAACATAAGTAGAGGCTGTAGCACTTGTTATATTTACACCATTTCTTTGCCATTGATAAGCAAAGCTGCTTGGATAATTTAACCATTGACCAACATTTGTTAAAGTTAAAAGACTTCCTAAAGTTGTATTTCCAGTTATAGCTGGAGGTGTGACATTAACAGGAACAAATTTAATTGATTGCACAACTACACGAGAAGTGCGCACAAAACCCAAACTTTTATTAAAGTTTATATTGGTAGGCATAATTATTCAATAATAATAATCAGAAATTCAGAATTTGTAGCATTATAAGTTATTGCATTTAAAGTATTACTAATACCTCCTGCATCAAAATTTAATGTTTCAGTAGGTTTAAGTGCAACTCCATTTACAGATCCCGGACCTGTTAAATGAACATTAGAAATTGAAATAGATGTTTTACCAGCTGTAATAGTACCTGATGCTGTAGGTCTTAAAATTGTTGTTATTTTTGTAGCACCAACTGTATTACCAAGTAATACATTAATCATACTTGTAAAACCTTGAAGCATTTTTAATTGCCAAGGAAAGTTATTTCCTTTTTGACCTTCTGTTTTTAAATTTCCTACTGACATAGTTTTATATATTAATTGATCTTATATCTATAATATACAAAAAAATTTACAACTTTCCAAACATATATTTCTCTGCATTTTTAATTGAATCATCATCTGCTAACATTTTTTTAATTATATCTTTATCTATATGTTTTGGATGTACCCACCAGTCTTCATAAGGACAGTTATCCCTTGAATGAGATATATTACTTACTATTAAAATATAACCTTTATTTAATAAAAATTCTCTAGACTTTTTTCTAAATGATTGTGTTATATCTGTGTAATGATCATGTTCATATGTAATTACTCCAAAAGTACATTGATTCCAAGGTAACATTGTAAGTATCTCATAAGTAGTTTCTGGTGGCTCACAATCAACTTGTAAGTAGTCAATGTGACCTTTAAGTACAGAGTAATCAAACTTTGTAGCATCACATAAAATAACATCATTTTTTCTTTGTTGTTTAAACTTAGTTACTTCATATTCTAATATTTCTAATGAAGTACCTGTCCATCCAATTTTTTCTAAAAGAGCTGTGTTATTTCCGTGAAATGGATCTGCTGCACCAATTTCAAAGTATGTTCCATTTTTTTTACCATTAACCATAGATAATGCAAACATATCTTGGTATGATTGAGAAAAGTTTTTTTCAATGGACTCTGATCCTGGGAACTTAAATTTTAACTGATCATGCAAACCTTTATGATATCTTAAGAATGGATCTGGTCCAGAACCTAAAGATGTTATGTTAGATTGAACTAGTTTTTTATATTTATCAGATAGTATATGAGCATTAACTACTAAATCAAGAAATATTTCTCTAGCTTCACTTCCTCTACCAATCCACCAAGCAGAAACTCCTTTTTGAAAAGTAAGTTGATAACTATCTTCATATCCTAGATTAGCAGTCAGTGGTTTAACATTTGCATAATATTTTAATCCTAATATAGCATAACTATACATTTGATTATATTTTTTTTGTTTTTCATAATACTCACTTATAAATAAATATGCTTCTGGTCTTTCTATATCAAAATTAAGTGCATTAAGCCATAACCCTAATTCAGTAACATCTCTTCTTTTAAGAGTAGATAAACATTTAGCAGTCATTAATAATGCTTCATAAGTTTTATTTGGATTTTTTGAGTATTCTGCTGTTCTTAAATAAAAAGACATTGCAGATGCATAATGACCATTTAAAAAATAATATTCTGCTAATTCAAATGTAACATCTTCATTGTATGGTTGATAAATGTAGTTTTCTAATTTTTTTGGAGTAGCTGATATTAGTGCTTTTTTTATTGTAGGTTTTACAAGTTTTAAATCACATAATGTTTCTAAAAGATTAATAGGAAATTTAAGAATAAAAGCTGTAGAATCTTGAAATCCAAATGGTATTATAATATCATTACCATCAAAAGCTAAACCACAAGTAAATTCAATTGCTCCTGTCATAAATTTTAATTCAGAAGAATGAGCAACAATATTCCATTTTTTATCCCATATAATAAATCTATGATAGTATTGAGCATCTTTTTTTCCTTGCTCATTATGCCAAAGGTCTACTTCATGTGTTATAGCAACATAATAATTTCCAATTGTAATAACTTGTGAACCACCTCTAATATCTCTTGGGAAAGTTATCTTTTGCTCTACGGTAGTAACTGTTTCTGATGTTCCTTTTTTTGGATTGACTTTTACTACTTCTGTAGGAGAAGTCCACTTGACATAGTGAAAAGGCATGTCTAGAATAGGCATCCAGTTTTTCTCACAATAAGATTTTGTTGGTGGTTCTATTCTATATCTTTCTGTCTCTTTACTTCCAGAATCAATAACGGATAATTCCATTCTACCTTCACCATCTGTTTTGGTATCCCTGCGTACACCAGTAAGATATAAGTTATCTTTCCAGTAAACTACTCTAGCATCCTCTAATCCAATAAACTCCCATACTGGAGTTACATCTAACTTAGTAGTATTAACTTGTTTGTATTGATCAATAGCAAGAGTATTAGGATCTAACTGACATAAATAGTTAGTTGTTCTAAGAGTAACATCATCTTCTGGATTAAGATATGCTAATGGTCCCCATGAAGATTGAAATTTTTGTTCTCCTTCACTATGATATAGTGCATATTGAACATGTCTAAGATTAAGAAAATAATGCCCATTATGTATAAGAATAGAAGGATTAGTTAAACCAAAACCTTCTGTTATAGTAGCAGGTAACATTAAGTAATTTAAAGAACCTCCTTTT